CCCTCCTGGATGATGTGGAACGGGCCGTAAGTCCCAATCTCACCCGGGAGTACCCCGGTCGGGCCACCAACGTAGCGGCCGTTGTCAGGCACCCAAATCTTCCCACCATACAGCGCCGGGTTCGGAACGAAGTCAAACTTCGCGCCGGTCGTGGTGCGGAATGCGGAGATGATCGCAGCTTCCTGAGCGTTAACCCAGAGCACCAGGCGGTTACCCCGCTGGAGCGTGTAGCCGTGCTCGGTGAGGAGCGTGGCCAGGGTGTCAACGTTCGCCGAGGTGACAGCCGTGTTGCCCGAGACGACGTAGTGGTTGTGCGAACCCGCGAACGTGATGTAGTTGAACGCCGGGGGCACCTCCCCATCCGCGTTGTAGGCAGCAAAAACTGTCATGGGCTCGTTCTTGTCCGTGAACCCCGTGGAGTTCAGCGGGTTGAACAGGCGTTCCATCACCTTGCGGAAACGGATCTTGACGTCGGCCTCGAGTGCGAGGTTGTGGTTCAGTCGAAGGTCAGCGACCGTAGCCTCCGCCAGGAACATCCACGTGTAGCGGATGGCCAGGTCGTAGAACTTGAAGTCGTACCCTCGGAAGAACCGGTTCGCAGTTGCCTTGATACCGACGGGCTGCCCGAACTCGGACGCCTCTTCGAAGTCGACCTCAGACGGCAGGGTGACTTCCGAAGAAACCCCCGTGACGCGGTAGGTCAACTGGTCGAGGATGGTGTTGCGCGCCTGGTTGCGAATCTGGATGGTGCGCTGCACCTCGTTCCAGAACTCGTTCAGGTCGGTTCCGTCCGCTGCGCGAACGAGGTCTGCCCTCTCATTGAAGCCGGCTTCCTGACCAAAGATGGTCAAGGACTGAGGCGTCTCGTCGAGAAGCCAGTGAATCAGTGCCTCTGCACTGGTCTGAGTCTTCATGATGTGCTGCCCCTTTCCTATGCCTGTGCGACCTGGCCAACGGCGACGCATACGCGAAGTCGTCCTGCCTCGATCGTGAATCCAACGAGGAACCGGCCAGTGCCACCCGTGAGGGAAAGCACTCCGGCAGTGGTCGTGTAGACCTTGGAGCCGGCAAGAAATACTGCCTTATCCAGTCCCACGATTTCACCGAACTGCATGATGTCCACCTGGGACCCTGCAACAGTTGCGATGGGTGCGTTCGGGTTGACGGTACCCGGCAGGGCTCCGTACTGCGAGACAGGCCCACGGCCGGCGTTCTTCAAGAGAACCCCCACCAGGCCTGACTGACCCGCTGTTCCTACCACGACGCGTCCGCTAGCGTTCAGCGAAACACCGCCGAGGAAGGATCCATTGGTCAGGGTGAGGTCTGCTGCGAGGCGCGCCCGGAATCCTGAGGCAATGGGGTCGTACTTATCATAGGACGGCTGTACCATGACGAGTTACCCTTCTTGGTTGTGTGTGGATATTACCTTACAATGAGGGGTAAAGCTCACGCAGTGCTTCTTCGTCCTGCTGCTTCTTCTTCTTGGAGCCGCCGAACTGGCTGCCAGTGGCATCACCATCGTCGGTTCCCGAGCGAATGAAGTGCGACTTCTTAGTCGCCAGGGCCTTGACCGCAGCCTGCACGGTCGTTTCATCGACGAAGATGTCGGTCGGGTCTTCATCGTCCTGCTCGGCAACGATCTTCGAGCGGTCGACTCCGTTAACTGCATCTTCGGGGTCAATGAACTTGGCATCCTTGGCGGCTTCACGAATTGCCGCATCAACATCACGGGTAAGCAGACCGGCAGCAAGCTTCTGGTTCTGAGCCTTCACAGCTTCAGACTCCTGCCGAGTCCTCTCGAGGTCTTCCTGCTTCTCTTCCTTCCCAGTTTCCTGGGTGATACGGAGTCGCTTCAGTTCTCGTTCCTGCCTCTTCGTGATTCGACGTTCTGCGTCGAGTGCCTTCTGGACTGCCTCAAAGTCTTCCTTCGACTTATCGGTAGTGCCTTCGCCTTCGCCTTCTCCCTTGTCCTCGGGATCGTCCGGATCTTCCGGATCTTCCTTCGGGTCAGGATCGGTCTTCGGCTCTGGTTCGCCTTCAGCACCCAGGATCACCCCGGGCCACTGGTTCCAGAAGTCGTGCATGATTTTACTCCCTCTCGCGCCTCACGCGCTGTTTGATTACTGAGGCCTCACACCTCAGCTCTTATTCTTCACTTCCGTACCCGCACTTTCGTTCGGGCGGTCCTTGTTATTGCTCTTGTTCCCTCCGGAAGGAAGAGTCGTACCCGAGGAATCATCCCCGGAATTCTGATTGCCCGCTTCCATCATTGCGCGCATTTGATCCTGGAAAGCCTTTTCTGCTTCCTTATCCAGTTCTTTCTGAATGTCGTCGGGGAACTCATACCCCATTTTTTCCATCTCGGCCCGGTAATAGGTCTTCGGAATGATCTTACGATCGAACATGTTGTTGAGTTCGTTGACCCGCGCAGTGCGGTCCATCGGCAGTTTATCCCCGATTACTGGGACTATATCACCTTCGAGTGATTCTTTCTCGAAGACCTCATGCCATGTCTTCCAGTCATAGAACAGGTGCGTCAACTTATCAATGCCTGCTTGGTCTCGGGATTCAAGGCGAGCAAGCGTCGGCAGAAACTTAATCGCGAGCGCGATACCTGACTGAGCCACTGATGCTTCAACATCTCCAAGAGCAACATCAGTCAAACCTAGTGAACGATGGATCTTGGTCTCGAGATATCCGATATTGTCGATCGCGGGTGTGATTGATCCCACACCATCAACTCGGCGGAAGTACGCTCCGGAGGGAACCTCCATAACCTTACCGGGAGCAACCTCCCAGTCAGTCTCAACCAGTTGTCCACCTTCGCCAGATGGGGCGACGGGGCGTCCACCATCAGTGGCATAAACTCCCAAGCCCTCGAGCGAGAGTGCACCAGTGACATCGGTGGAACCCTGAGAAATGACTTCAGTCAGTCGCTCCATACCGCGAAGTTCTGAGGAACCATAGTCCTCACCACCCCAGTGCTGGTTCTTGAACCAGTAGATCGGAATTGCGGTGATGCGTTCGTCAAGCAACCCCAGAGGCAGAATCGACTTAACCAGTACTGCCTTGCCCTCAGTTTCACCACTAAGACCAGTGGTTTGCTCGATCTTATAGATACCCTCTTCACGACTGATGCGCTTCTTGCCCGACTTCGGATCGATAATCAGGCGATAGGTCAAACGACGCAGACGAACCTTCTGTTCAGGGTCATCTTCCTTCGGAGGCAGATATGAGACTGCAAGGTGGCAGCCGATCATCTTACCGGGTTCGTCCTCATCCCAGATGGGAAAGACATCCATCGGTTCAACGACGGTGATCGAGATTCGCTCGCCCTGGTCTTTCTTGGGGTTCGCCGTCATATGTAAAACCCAGTCGCCTCGAGCGACGCCAGAAACTTTCGCGTCATTGAACCTCGAGTAAAAGGCTTCGCGCTTCAGTAGTTTGTCAAGGGCGGCTTTCGTACCCGCGTTATCGCAGGTGAGCTCAAGACCCTTGAGGAAGTAGTGGGCAGTCGTGTTGACGACAGTACGCGCGTTAGGGATGTAGACAGGTTCTTCACCCTCGAGAACGCGCAGAGCAAACTGTCGTGGGTCATTCCAGTACATGTCATCATACTGGAAATATGCAGCAAGGCGGGGTCGATCATCTTCAGGGACCCATGTCATGGCCGCAGCTTCTGGGCCTACGTATGGCTTCGTCGTAGACCACTGATTCGGGTCGTCGCTCATGCTGCTCTCTTCCTAACTCGAATCGATCCCTGCCGACTAATTCTACTACCAACCGTGGACAGACTCTCCATGTGGCCCTTATAGAACCGCCCAAGCGCTTCCGGTCCATGGTTGTTATCATCCATCGGAATTTCACTGGAGTTCTTACTGTCGTTCTTATTCTCGGGCCAGCGATAACCCTCGCGCATTTCCCAGATGAGGCGATCACAGGAGCGATCAACCATAAGGTTAGGCAGACGCTCTGGGTGATCCTCAGGCAAAGACTCAGGTCGAGTCTTCAGCGCCGAACGAATGAGCTGGAGTCGAAGCTTAATTTCCCCACCTGTGTTAGCTCGTGTGGGAACCCCCAAGTGTCGACGAAGAATGGCTGCGTCGTCAGGACTTGAGGGATCAACGTAGATGGCTCGGCAATTGCCGATGAGTTCACTTTGTGCCATCTCCTTGGCGATCATCTCAGTATCTGTGAACTTCCATCGCTTCTCACCGATAACGTAGGTACGGTTATCGATTGGATCAAGTTGGATCCAAAGCCATACCCAGTCGTTCGTGTACCCGAAGTCAACCGCTGCGAACAGAGGCCAATCACGGCGGTAGTGAACGTCCACAACGTGTTTGTCATCATCCCACTCCTTCATGACGCGACCACGCTTTAGAACAAATTCGCCCCCGTACTGCCGGCGGAATTCGTCGTCGGTAAGATCGGAGGCTGCTTCCACAATCTCCGGATCATTTCTTCCGCCTGGGAAAACGTGAGTGTTGGTCCAGGAGGGTAGTTGCCAGGACTGCCATTGTGTAAAGAGGGGCTCTTGTCCTCGCATATATGCCCAGTAGAGCAGGTTAGTATCGTTTGCATCCTCAGGAACTCCACTCATCATTGAGAACCCGCGCTTATCAGACAGAGCAGGTCGTACGTACTCAGTGAATGTTTTCTTACTGTGTCGACCAGCCTCAGCCATCAGGATGAAGTCGAGACCCTCACCGACGAGGCTATCAGGGTGTTGTGCAGATCGACATTCAACAGACCATCCCCAGTTGGTCTCGATCTTCATGTTCCCATTCTCGGCGTTCTTGATGAACTTGTTTGACAGAGTGTCGATACCGAGTGCCTTAAAAGTATTGTAGATGACTCGGAATTCTTTTTCCGCATCACCATAATTCGGACCAATAATCCAGCCCATCATGGGCTCACTGAGGTAGTTCTTTACGAAAGCCGTAGTCTCAATCTCCTTGCCACCGAAGAGAGTCTTACCCCAGCGTCGTCCATTACAGAGCACACGGTGACGAGTGTTATCGTAATGCACCATGCTTTGCCCCGGGTGAGGGCGATACCCTGTTGCCTCGAACCACTTATCTTTGCGGAACACGCGGCCATTACCCAGCAGAGGGATTGACCCATGTGCCATATTCTCGACCCCTCGTGATTTATCGCGCGCCCCGCATGAGGCGATTACGGACTGCTCTGAGCCTGTTGAGAGTTATGCTATCAGTCTGACTTGACGTCACCCGAATCGTTATTCCCACACCTCAATACTGTGACGGGCGAGGCGTTTCTCTGTACCGACCACTTTCCTGGCGAGCAAGCTCTCGTTCCTTTGCCAGTCGCTCAGGATCGATATACTCGGGTGCATCCGGGTCGAAGTAGTCATTGCCATACCAGTACCCGGGATCGGGCGTTGCGTTCGGATCCTCGGTTTGACCCGTGATCGACAGTAGTCGAAGCTTGTCCTCAGGTGTCAGGGCATCAGCACCCTTAGGGTAGATAGTGTTCGACTGAACTCCGCCGCCCTCATACTCGGAAGGGCTACGGTCTGCTGATGGGTTTCGTGGCTGCATGATTATCCTAGGTCGGGCTCCACGAGCAGAGTGTTGTATCCTTCGCTCGGAGAGGTGATGATTGTGCCGGCGGGACTTGTAACCTCTACCTCAATGTCATAAGTTCCTGGAGGGATAGTGCCATCATACCAATATTTCACGATACCAAGAGTGGGATCACCATCGATTTCCATGGCATATCCGACGACATCTTCTTCACTGTACTGCTCCCGAACCAGAAGTTTAACCGTGGAGCTTGTCAGGTCTTGAACATCTCCGGTCTCTGGGTTAGTGACTCGCCACTTCAGGAAGCGTCGGTCCCGTCTCTTTACGGTTGTCATTGCACCACATCCTCCAGCTTCCAAGGTCCTACTACATCATCGACTGCGGTCTTGTACGTCAATGCCTCTAGGCCAATCGATGTTGAGAGATCAGTCAAGGTCGAACTCGAGTTAAGTTCACCAAGCAAAACTGCCTGAGTAAGTTCCTCAAGGATCGTCGGGTGAAGCCTCGGAATGACATCTTCAGTTGATCCTTCAACATAGACTGTTGAAATGATCGGAATTACTACAGAAGCCATTGCGGCAAGTGTTGCATCTGCAAGCGTGCCCGATACAATGGGTATGATACCACTAGCCTGGAGAACTGCTTGAGCCGGAGCAACGAAGGTCGAGTTGATAGGTGTTACAACCGAGGCCTGGGCAGCTCGAACACCTGCGGCCGAGGTTGTAGAAACAATACTAGTCGTTGCCGAGACAGGCGAGATTCGAAGAACAGAAGCTGCAGTCGTCGATATAACGGCTGTCACTACTGAAGCTGAAGTAACCTTTCTTGCATCTGCACTGGCACCAGAGAGAATGAAGAACTCAACATTGGCTGATTGAGGAGCAGTAAGGGTGACACTAAAGGTAGATACAATGGCAATTGTAGTAGCCCCAGCAAAGATGCCTTTAGCGCTAGGTGTAGCAGTGGTCGATATAATGGCGGTCGTGACAGAACCAAATGAAACTCGCGTTGCCACTGCTGAAGTCGTCGATACAATTGCCGTAGTAGCAGATGCCGCGAACTTCGCGCTCGCATTCGCACTCATCGATGAAGTGATAGGAATGGAGACACTAGCGGGGCGGATAACAATGGCCGTTGCCGAGAAAGTCGAAACAATCGGCATAATCACTGAAGTTTGCCCGGGAATACTTGGCTCAGCAGCAAAAGTTGAAACGATGTTAACGGCAGGAGCACTGACCTGCAGAATCGATCGAGCATTGGCAGTAACTGCAGAAACAATAGCAGTTGATACTGAAGCAACCTTGATTACTCGTGAGGTAGGCGAAGGAGTCGTAGAGACAATGGCGATCGTTGCCGCACCAGCGAAGATACCCTTGGCACTCGGAGCAGTTGTTGCCGAAATAATCGCGAAGGCTACTGATGCAGATACTACCCTCGTGCTAGCAGGCGCAGGCGTATTCGACTGAATGGTTATCGTAACCGACGCAGGCCCAGGAATAACTATACCACTAGGAGCGGGAGTTGTTGAAACAATCGCTGTCGTCACAACCCCCGTTGCAACCAGCCGGGCAGTCGCGGTCATTGCCGAGACAACTGCTGTGCTTACCGAGGCGATCTTCAACAGAAGAGCTGAAGGCGATGAAACTGCCGAGACTATCGGTGTGGAAACCGAAACACTCAAACGAGCTGAAGCGGCAATGGTTACCTGAGAGACAATATTGATTGAGGCAGAAGCTTGGTGAGTGACAAAGCCAGTTATGACTTCACCCTCTGCAGTAACGGCAGAAACGATGGCAGTAGTGACACTTGCCAGTTTAATAACAGTTGCTGGTATACCGCCACTACTAGGCCAATCGGGCGGCCAGTCTGGAGGCCAACCTTCATCTTGTCCCACACCTGAGGTGATGGTAATATCAACACTTGCCGAGTGAGTGGTTCCGCCGCCTCCTCCAGGAACGAGAGTGGCATCAGCAGTTACTGCAGAAACAACCGCACTCGTTGCAGCACCGGAGAAGATGCCAATGGCTGATGCTGTTAGTGCGGATACAATTGCACTTGTTGTTGATCCTGAGAAGATACTTATAGCCGACGCAGTAATGGCAGAAGTAATTGCAGTGGTTACTGATCCTTGAGCTACAAGCTTCGCAGCAGCGGTTACTCCAGAAGTGATGGCTGTAGATACTGAAGCAGGTAGAACTTTAACAGCAGCGGCAGTAACAGTAGATACAATTGCTGTGGTTGCAGAAACTTGAGAAACAAGACCACCAGCGGCAGTAACTGCTGAGGTCACTGCAACAGTTACACTAGCTGGCGTAATTTTGGTGGCGGTCGCGGTTACTGCAGAAGTAATCGGAATTGAAACTGAGGCCTGATGAGTGGTAGCACCACCAGCGGCAATATTGAGCGTTGGTACCTGAGTGTAAGTCATTCCCAGAGTTACATTATTCCAGAGTACCCTAAACTTAAGTACATCACTGGGGGCGAGGTTCGCGGCGACTAGCTTCAGCGTGTAAAGCAGTTCCATGTAACCGCTGGCTACCAGGCTCCTATCCAAAGCCACACCAGTTTCACCAACCCTACCAAGACCAGCAGAACCGCTTCCTCCAGTGAGACGAGCAGTAATACTTGCACCCTCAGTCGTGTTAGGGTTACTATAAGCGCCAACAGTGCCTCCACCGACGGTGACATCAGTCCACGTTCCACTGTTGTTCTTTTCCCACTGCAACTGGAAATCATCAACACCCGAGACGGCACAAGCACCAGTCTCTTGCAATCTCACCCGGAGTGTAAGATTCACATCTCCGCCGGAGGTATCTACCGTGGGAGCGGTATCCTGTGTAGCAAGTAGAGTGGCAGCAGCCGCAGTACCATCATCATAGAAACCATATGCCGCCTGAGTAAGCAAAGAGTTATTAATGATGAACCGGGCAATAATGTGGCCACCATCAGTACCAGTCATCCCGAATGTTACACTGACACCAGTACCTTGCAGTGAATAGTGCTGACCTGCCGAAGCGTTAGTTACACCACTACCACCGGTAGTGAACTGAGTTACTGGGGCAGTTGATCCTCCTGAACCAGCGGCAGGAGTAAAACTGATTGCGGTATTTTGTTCACTGCCTCCGCCATGAACCCACATATCCGTTGCTGGGACTGTGACACCAGTAGTAGTAGCAGAACTAACGGCACTACCTGCAACTGAAATACTTGTATTAAGACTACTAAACACCATGCCAACCGCGGCCTTCGCAGCCACTGACGCGCTCAGAGTCACAACGATTGAAACGGTGCCTGCGGAGAGCACATCGGCATACCACATCTCGGTGCGAACACCGGCTGCCGCTGCTGCTTGAGGCGAGTTCTGATTGCGGATCATGTTCCAGGTTAGGAGCAGATCACCGCCGCCAACACGATCGATGGCTGTAATATTGGGCGTTGACGTAGACAGATTGTCGTAGGTGATGGTAAGAACAATCTTATCTCGAGCAGCAACACTAAGACCTGCGGTCCCCAGTACAGTGAACGATGTCCCCGGTGTTTTATCCTGCGCGGTGAACGACGTTACGAGTGCGGCTGGCATATCGAATCACCGCCCTTCCGAGTTAGGGGATGACTACCCAGCCAAAGACGCCCGGTTCCCATACGTTTGCATCCGAGCCCGTGTTCTCCCAGTCCTGACCGTTATGGCTGACTCGAGCATTCATAGGATATGCATCCTGAGCACCAGTAGGCTGAATCCAGGCGGGATACCCCTCAGCAACTTGCTCGCGCCAGGATGAGACTCCTGGTTCCCAGACATTGAACGGAGTCAGACTAACCCAGGTCTTACCTGCATGCTCAACAACTGACTCTTTGGCATAAGCATCTTGAGCACCGGTCGGTTGAGCCCATGCACCACTAGTGGTAGGTGCGGGAGCAAGCTCTATCGATGCCTTGATAAGAGCCTCTTCTGCCTCCGACATGCGAACAGATTCTTCCCACCGTGCCTGATCAGCCAACTCCTCATCTCCCCATATCTTCTCTTCAGCTGTATAACCCTGCTGACTTGTTTGTACTCCACTTGTATCATAAAACGTGACTACCTGAGCAACATGATCCCACTTCTCGCGAAGTACACCAGTCGAGCTATAGACCAAGATCATGAAGACCTCCGAAGGCGAAGGAAGGGAATGGCAACGGTGACGCCGGTGTTGGTGTTTACTGGGAATCCGACCTGAGTGAACGAGCCAGCGATGCCGATGCCGGGGCCCACCAACTTCCCAGCCTGACACCGGAATGTGGTATCGTATGATCCCGTCTGGTGTAGACAAAAGCCCCAGATACCTGGAGGAAGCTCAATTTCAGTGAAATCAACATTGATCGTTCCAGGCGTATCAAGCGGGATACCCGTGGCCAAATCTGCGCCTACATCAATCCAGGAGAAATCACTATCTAGGGTTCTTAGACTCAACTCAGCCACTGTGTTCACCGTCGCACCAACCGTAATGCTGAACGAGGCTCGATCTACCCCAATAGCCTCTGGAATGAGGATTGGCAAAGCAGTATCTGCCTGAGAACGCAAAGTGGTCGTTGTAGAAGAAAACCAAAAGCTAGATGAGAATGACTGCCCGACCGCGGGAATATACTGAGTCGATCCATGAGCGAGCGCACGAACATCCAAATCCAGAATCGCATCACGAGCAGCATTGAACTCTGCTGCTGGAGCACCGGAGCCCTCTACAGCTGTCGGAATGGTGTAGCCCATGGCCTACCCCCGAACTAGTCGAGCGTAATGACGATGGCACCAATGGCAAACTGGATAACGTCCGAGATGGCGAGCGTCTTCGATGCAGCCAGTGCCTGCCAGTCAGTCTTCTGAGTACCCGCTGTAAGCGCGGAGAAGTCGGCAACGTGAGTGATAGTACCTGCGCCGACGGCTGCGGCCGAAGTAATCACTGCATTGTTGGCCTTGACGGAAGGCGTTGCAGCAGTTGCCGCTGCCCATCCCGTGGCACCAATCGGAGTACGTGCGCCGATCACTGCCGTCGACTCCGAAGAGCCGTTTGTTGAATATCCGATGTGGTCAGTGGCTCCCGAAGTTGGGAACAACGTCGCACTGTCAAGCACTGACTGCTGCAGTGCCTGGGTAAGTCCAGCCATTGTATTACTCCTTTGTGAGATTCCGAGGCTAGTACCTAAAGACTATATCACTGAGAAGCAGGACGAACTTGCCAGTGATATAGTCCACACCCTGCTTAGACGTGCGGGGTAAAACCTTCGTCGGTCGCCGGAGCTGAATCCTGAACTACCTCAAGAGCACCATGATTAATCGCAGCAGCGACTGCGGTCTTGTCAGCAGCGACGGCTTCCTCATGAGTTACTATCGGATCAGCCAGAGCAACCTTCGCATCTGTCACTCGAGCATCAACACCGATCTGAGCAGCGAACGCGTTCAGCGCGGCAAGGATGACGATAGTGAACATGTTGGTATCGAAAGCAGTTCCTGAGATTACCCAAGTGATAATCGCAGCCAGAGCAGCACCAATTACTGCACCAGCAACCTTGAGCAGACCTGGCCAGGGACCGGGCAGAATCTTGCCGATGTATGTGACGACGGCACCCACGAAGAGAGCAGCAAGCTGCCACTTCTCGAGGGTGGTGAACTCACCATCGCTGATCGAGACCTGGAAGAAACCAACTGACAGAAGAACAACCGTCAGAATGGGAGTCAGAACTCTGTTATCCATTATCCGTTTCCTTTGTTAGGCGTCCTCGACCACTTCGGCCGAGGGTTCTTTCATGCTTGAGGGGGTAGATGTGGTCGACGCATCCACTTCGCGGGAACCACATCGCTAATGATCTTCAAGTCAGCGGGATCGATATCTGGACCATCCTCAGTGTGCCACTGCTGGGCGATCCGGCGAAAGATCCGTGCCACCGCACCCATTTCAAGGGCGTTCGTGTCCTCGAGAGACTTGCACCGAGTTTCCACATCACGCAGTCGAGCGTGCAGCTCGGCCCAACTCGGCTCACGGTGTGCCTGCAGGATGCTCCGCCGCGCCCGCTCGCTGTTGACGATCGAGGCGACCGCCGCGATGATGGCGATGCCGACCGGGATCCACAGTCCGAGGTTCAGCGACACCGCGCCACTGACCGCTCCCACCAGCATCAGGATCATCATGGCGCGAATGCGATAACCGCACCCAGGATCAGGACTACGACACCCAGGAACCCAGCCACCGCGTAGATCCCGCTGAATACTTCCCGCCCACCCTGCTTGATGTTCTCGATCCGCTCCACGCGAGTCTTGATATCGTTCTGCAGTTGGGTGAGCCCGTTGATCGCGGTGGTGAAGGTCGTGGACAGCTGCTTGAGCTGTTCAGCGGTGGCGGTCTCGGACTTCGTGATCGACAGACCGGATGCAGTCGTCTGCTCCTTCACAGCCTCCTTCGCCGCCGCGAGCGCCGCGTCGACAGCATCCTTCGTGTCTTTCTTCTGCTCGACTCGCTGACGTTCAACGAGACCAAACTGGATCTCCATCGCGCCGACCTTCTCATTCAGCAGTTCCCTGAAATGTGTCGATTCCAGGGCACGAAGGTCGTCCTGACGCTCGAACCCCGCTTTCAGCGATTCCTTGAGAGCGTCCACAGCCGCCTCGACCAGATCGAGTACGTTTTTTGTCGGGTCGACCACCGGAGCACCATGCCGATCGGTGGACGGCCCCTGACTAGACCCGGTGGGATCTTCTTTCGTCATACTGCTACTCCCGTCATGTTCCAGCAGAAGTCTACCATGTTATCCCACTGGGCGTTTGACCACTGGCGGTACTTAGCGCGCGGATCCCATTGAATGAGCCTCGTATCCGGATGCGTGGACCACCCGTACGTCTGCCAGCCAGATACAATCAGACCAGCGTCGAACGCATCCTTGATAGCGTCATACTCCCCATACAGACCGACCCACTCTGGACCATCAACGCTGATCGCGCCACGTAGACCATCGAGCAGAAGCTGACGGTGCTGTGATGGAATGTAGTCAGTGTCCCAGTTGTAGTACGTGATCTGCCGGGGCAAGCCGTACAGCTCTCGCCACTTGGCATTGTCCTTGGCATGGCGCACTCCGGTTTCGAAACCACTGATCGGGTCAGTGTGATCGGTCTCATAGCTATACCACGGCGGAACACCATGCGCGGTGAGGTCGTCGAACTCGGCCTTGTTGATGCCCTTGCCAGTCTTGCCGCCGTCGTACGTCGCTCCATACGAGTAACGCCCCGCACCGTTGACTCCGCGCTGAGCAAGCCACTCTCCGGCAAAACGGTTGAACGAGAAGTCGATACAGAAAACCGCCCCCTCAGGAGGGAATGCGTACTGGTTGGTGGTATAACCCCAGTCGCCATCTTCCATGAGCCATCGAGTCTGCTGATACATCCAGACACCACGGATCGAGTTAGCACCGAAGTCACCGTCGATCGGTCCGTTGTAGAAGCCCAAGCGCTTGAGTTCGGTCTGCACCTTCTCGTCGGAGCTTGAACTGCTGTTCCCACCCGTAGTCGGCCACCCCCCTGTCGGCTCTACTGGAGCCGGGTAGACAGGAAGGTTCAGGCTTTTGGGGGCGTAGCCGGGGGTACTGCCTCGATCTCATCCGTGGACAGCGGCGAGAGGTATGCCTTCTTCCAGAGATCCCAAGTACCCCGACTCAGGAAGATGTAGTTACCACTCTTCGTGTTTGCTGCCAACTGATTTGCCAGGGCAGAGTCTGAGATTTCAAGCCAGTTTGCCGGAGTACCGGGACTGGTACCTGCGAGTGCCCAGTAGTTACCCGGCGCCGTTGGGCTATCCGCATTGTTGATTCCGTAAAGAACACCGCTCATTTCTTCAACTTCCTTTTGTATTGGTAGGGGAACTGCTCCCCCGCCAGCCCAGTCAGGCCGACTTGCGAAGAGGTTGCCAGTGAAGCGCTTGTGCCATGCCTCACCGAAGCTCATACCCTCATTGTCGAAGTGGTAACCAGATGCCCATCGTTCCATCCAATTGGATCGGGCAGTACCACGAACTGAAACCCCAGCATCGCCGCCCGAGTCATAGACATCGACTGCGCCAACTCCAGTAACTTCGAATTCATGGTTTGAGGTACGAGGTACTGCTACCGTACCTGCCGAAGAGATGCGAGCCCACTGAACCCCATCCCACCATCGGTAGTCATAAACCCTGCGGCCATTGACTTCCCAGATCGGGACATATCTCTCCCGAAAAATTGCCTCTTGTTCCCAACTAAAGCGCAGGGCACTAGAAGCATGAAGTTCACAGCCGGTATCCCGAAGGAAGTCTGCAGCCATGAGGTTAAACCAGTAGGCCATCTCAGGCGTAAATTTCTCGCCATCGATGTAGACGATATCAACCATTGGGAGCCTCCGTCTTGGGATCCTCAAGGCCTGTACCATCTGAAACACTAACTGTGTCTGCAATTGTGGCATCGGGACGAAGTTCGATCTTACCGAAAACATCCAAACCCCAGATATCAGGCATGGTATCAGCATTGGCATCGGTATAAGAGCAGATCATCGGATCTACAATACCCTCTGCCTTCCACCGCTTAAGGTCGCCCTCGATCTGAGCTCTAGCCTCGTCGCGAGTAGTTCCTGTCATGAGTTCTCGCCTTTCCTCGGAGTGATTTTATCATTAATACAGGGATGGGTCAATACCATGTAGATACTAGGTCGTTATCGACTAGCGCTACTACGAGATGATGCTTCAGTGGAGTCTTGTGTGTCATGTCGAATCGAGACGGCCCCACACCACCACCGGGATGTGAATGCCACAAGAAAACGTTGTCGTCGATCAAATCGAAGTGTATCTGAAGAGTGTGAACTAGTTCACGAAGATCCGCTAGGCTCATGGCGAAATGGTCAGTGGGGGAGTCCGAGATGTTCCGTAGGGGGTACACCATTTCATTGTATATGATGCCTACCGCTTCATCAGGTGCCGCTTCACGGACTAACGCAAGCATCGACAGTTTGAGCCTGCCCTCGATCAGTGGCAGGTCCATTAGCCATTACCTCCGAATACCCGAATCACATCCTTAGCAGTGAGGATATCCTTTTCCACGAGGACTTCCATCAGCGTAGCGAACGAGGCTGCTTTGATCGCTTCAGATACATGAACTGGAGCTTCCGCTCGAGGCTTCGGCGGAGGGTCCAATGGGATGAGATGACCTTCGGTGTTGAACTTGTGATGCTTGTCGCCATGGTTCTCCCTGGTTTCACTACAGATTGAGCAAGGTTCGTCAGGATTAACAGCTGGCTCGTCACTCTTCGAACTCGACGTCGAACTGGAAGTCATCATCTTCCTCCTCATCGGCTACTACCTGAGCTAGCTCCATTGTATGGCCAGGCAGATGCGCAGCCATATAGTTACCCGTTGCAACGTCGCCAGGGTTAACCATGACCGAAGCCATGATCGCCTGAAGCTTGACTGAGACATCGGATTCGATGCGCTGCGTCGGCTTACCAACAAGGTGCTCGACGAGGAACTGAGCTGCTTGAAGCTTCGTCGATGCCGGCACAATCGGACGACCACGATTGTCAACAGAGTTATCCGCAATCATGGTCTTCATGAACTCAATGGCATCTACTGTTGCCACTCTCATGCCCGTACGAATGATCGACTTGAATCGATCTATGGTTTCCTCATGCATCTCTGCAGTGATCCATGTAGGCTTCGGACCCTTGAAGTTCCCCTTAGAGTTACGAGGCCGACCACGGGCTAGTTCCTCAGGGTCCCAATCAGCAAGCGGCTTCTGGTAGTATGCTTGTTTCTCTGCCTGGCCAATGTCCATCGATTCGAGAAACCTCTTACGTGCTCGCTTCATGCGACGATAGATCTGTTGCTTGTTCAGCACGTAGCCGTCAGGAGATATCGGACGAACACCCTCATCACGCCACCGACCAGTGGTATGTTGCACATAGTCGTCGACAGCGGTAAAGTCAACTACTTGGGGGGTTGCTTGGGGTTCCGCCATAGCTGCTGTGCTTAACCGTACCAATTCGAGCTGTAGTGCTTTCCCCGCTTGCTGGGTCCGCCTTACCTCCACGGGCAACCCGTTTGACTCCACGTCCTTCATAATGCTGCTCTGCTCTCGGGTGATCCAGGATTGGTTCCACACCAGGTGAACTCATGCGAGTCCGAATCTGAGACTGGGTGGTGGATGTCGAGGAGAGAATCGTTGACAGAGTGGCTCCCTGAACTCTTTGACGCTGTTCGATTCTGGCCAGTACATGCAAAATCGCGGAGCCATAGAAAACTATGAGAACCGCGATAAGTACTACCATGACTGCTACGAAGTCGCTCATCATCTCTCCTTTGAGATGACTATATCATCGTATCGCCGTAGGGATCAACCCTAATGCCCCATTTTTATGCTCGCTTGATCATGCGCGCAATCGATCAGGGAGCGCGAGCTCGATCCCTGCGCCCTTGAGAGATAGCTCATCGATGATTGCATCGACGATATGCCCCATGCCGGAAACGCGAGCATAAAGACGAATCAAGGACTCATCGTAGCTGTTCATGATACCTAGAGGCAATATGCCATCGACTTGGTCCTTAAACCAAACGTAGTCGCCACGCAAGTTCATCAATCTTGTCTGGTCGTCAAGCGCTACCAGCGCTGTATTGGTCATCTTGTTGAGCTTGTACTGAAGTCTGTTCTTCAAAAGTCTGAACTCACGTTCCATCATGATTCTCTCCTTGCTATGTACTCTCGGATTATCATATCTGCCGTTGACCGGGCATTGATTTTATACATCAGAGCGACAAAATGAGCCCAGTGAACAGCGTCTTCCCACCTTACGAAAGACTTGTTCCATCGCTTTGCCTTACCAGCCGTGCGGGCCATCCACATCTTACCAGCCGTATTCGGGCGACGCATCTTCCGAATCTTCCATCGCCCGCCCCTAACAGGGGGATAACCCATGGATTTGAATGCAGCCATACCACCCGACCAGATATCGGAGTAGATAAATGCTCCGCTTCTACTACCCGCTGGTGGTCTGCCCACGAGATTCTCTCTCTGATCTGATCTTATCTAGTTCTGCCTCGACCCAGGTCAAACCTTGCCGAGTTGTTGTGATCATGACTCCATCCTTCGCTGCCCACCCCTTGACCGCAGATAGTGCGAACGCATCAGTCCGATGGATGCGGATGGAGTAGCTCAGACGACCCTTGAGACCGACCAGAGCAATGTTACGCCGTACGTTAGGGTTAGATGGCCCCTGAAACTCTTCACTCATTTCTTCTCCCTCAGGAACAGTAACTCTGTGCGAGCAACCGAACGTTGTGTGTCGTCAGTATCGAGAATCCGGAACGGGTTCAACCCTCCTGGATCGTAGTCGATAATCCGGACCTTGCGGCCTCGGAACAAGGCGTATCGCGGGATGTTGGTTTCATCGATCGATGGCATACCCCCATTATATGCCCTCGTTAATACCTTGTCAACGGCCAAGTTTCTTGAATGGTGATCGGAGTCTTCGAGGCTCTCGAGGAGGGGGGTAAGTACGACCAAACTCGAACGTGAGCACGAATTCTATCCCTCGAGGAAAGAAGTTGATCATATCGCCGACAGCCAATACCCGCCCCTGCATACCGTTAATCTCAGCCCATTCATTGATCTGCTGGCCAGTTTGACTCAGTAGGCAGAAGTAGTGAGGAATTGACCACCCTCGTTCATACGGACCAAAGGTGATCTCGTTGATATTGAACACCGTGCGAACATTGAGCCCCACTTCCTTACCATGCTGAAACTCCTTAGCTCCCCATTCCTTCGCCCAGGTATAACCGTCAGATGATAGCACGAGTACCACTGAAGGCAACGTACGGGCTTCTGCCTCAGCCTTTACAATCTCATTCATTCTCTCTCCTACTGGTAGTCACTGCAGTGGTGTGGAATATAAACTACTGGCACGAAACCGACAGAATATCCCTCGCCGAAGTTCTTCAAGATGGTGTCAGATATCACCTTGTTGGGGTTGCACTGAGGCATGGTGTACTTCGCCCCATGGCGAGGCATAGTTCGACCTTGGTAGAAAGCAATCTCACCCTTCTCATTCATGATCCACCATCGATCACGATAGATGTCAACGGTTTGTGCATCTAAAGGAATTTCTCCTACTGATACTGGGTTTACCCAGTGATATACCAGCTCGCTCATCCTGCAGACCTCCCAGCCTTAGTACCGCCTAAACCAAGGATCATTGCTATCTTGGCCAACTCAAGCCAAAGCTCATGACTACCCGTTGGCATATCGGGGTGGCATCGACGCATGGCTTTCTTGTACGCCGCCTTAGCATCTGATGTCAAAGGCATTTCAGCCAGTTCACAAAGTCGTTTCTTGGCATCTGATGTCGACATCTTCGGCGCAGTCTTCTTTTGATGCTTCTCATTGCGCCGATGGAATTCTTCTTCAGTTACTGGTTCACCATCGTAGAAAAACTGTTCCTTAGGTGGCTCATCCTCAGGAATGAAGAATACCCCCGGCCCAAAAGTGGCCCAGAAGTTCTCTCCCTCTTTAAAGGTAAACTCGAAATTACCTCCACCTCTGTCAGTGAACTTAGCTCCACCTTTTCCCTGGGCTCGATCCCGATCCTGTTGTTCTTTCTGCTTCCGAGCTTCTTCCTCCGCCTTCATGTTAGCTCTTTCCCGCTCATACTCCCTACGCTGTTGCTCATAGGGGCTACCGGGAGCATAGAAAGGCGTCTCTGAATCATAGAAAGGGCGAGAGAATGGGTCGCTTGGGTACGACCGAGATGAGGCAGCACCGCCAGGCGTGCGATAGTCTCCCCCAGGAGGCCAATATCCTCGCTCATATTGCCGGCGCGAGGATGCGCGGAAGTTCTCGTACTCCTCCTCTGTCATACGCACGTGGAATGCATCGCCGAAGGTGCCCTTGTCAGTTTCGATTCCGATAACCACCATCACATAGTTCACTCGAGGGTCTCGGAATCTCTGGTAGAACTCAGTCACTGGGCTCTTCCTCACCCATCTTCTCGAAGACGTTTTCAGGCGTGATGTCCAGTGCCTTGAAGATTACTGACATACCGTTGCTCAGTTCGCCCATCATGATGATGATAGCGCGGTTGTAGTTTACGTTAGCTCGCATCAACTCAATCATTTCCATCTCTGTCTTACCCAGATGACCAGCAAGCTTTGAAAGAATGACGTGCTGATCCGCGCTCGTAATCTGTGCCTCGATCGCCTCTACTACCTCAGCCGCCTCAATTCCGGCCGCTGCCATTTCTTCTTCTGTGTATGTCATTTCTTCTCCTTAGTGGGTTTCCAAACAAGCTATTACATCGTGATCTTGCGTCCAAGGGTTCAAAGGTCGTTCATGGATCCATTCGTCGGTCACCTCAGAGGGCACGATCGGATCACCGCAGCGCCGGCAATGCACGCGAGGACCAGGTTCTGGGTCAGGGTCATAATCTGCCAGTTTTACCCTGTCCGATTGAGCCTGCCATGCCTCGCGGTTCTCATGGTATATGCGAATCTGCATGATATCTCCAACCATGGCTGAAACCGCAGTGGCCAACTCGTCATGACGCTCCATATCATGCCATGCGCGAGGAACCCAGCCCTTTTTCCGCAAATCATATGTCAGAATGAGCGGTCCACACCATGCGATCAGTTGGCGGGGGTGCTGAGTGTCCTTATTCGTCTTCCAGTGAGGCAAATACCCGAAACCGAACCTCATACCTCCCGCCGTGTGAAGTTTTATGCGCTTCCCTCGAAAAATGATCATAGTATCATCATATCGACTAATTTTGCCCGGGTCAACCGTTTCTCCATCGCGCGTCACCGTCCCCAATCCAACCCTGCCGCTTGCGCTCCACCTGCACGCTATCCGGCATGATCCCCGAATCCTCGTCCTCTTGCCCCATGCAACCATGCTTCTCACACGGCCTCATGCCGACGCTGGCGTTGTGATTCCGACAGTACCCATCGCTGCCAAAGTCCCCGCAGGAGCAACAGAAGCATGTTATCCGCTGTATTTCTCTCCAGGGCTCCTGGATTATGACCCTCTCATACACCGCATCTATGCTCACCTGACGCTCTGTGACGACCTCAGCGTTCCCAAATGGTGCCGATTTGACCTCATAGACCGAGTCACGGTAGTCCTGTCTCAGGTACTTGCTGTGCCGAGTCTCCTCCAGCAGGTCAGGTACCCCCTCGCAATGGTGGTAGCTCACTTTGCTACCCTCTGGCGGCCGCAATACAGTGGACGCGTCTACCAAGGAGACTACCTTTGTGATGAGTCCATCACTAACCTCGGTCCATCCATGATGTTCGTGCGCAGTACGCACCCAACAAGGTTTAATATCAGCCATCATGCCTCTCCCAGGTTGCGTCGAATGAACTCCATCAGCCTTACGAGGCCGAGGAACTGCAGGAACATGTCAAACATCGCCTCGAGGACGGAGTACAGCCACTGCATAAAGCGAAGGAAGTAAATGTTCACGAAGTCTCTTTCTTTGGAGGGCGTTTCTTAGCGGGAGCGGGGCGCTGAGGAGCAGGTTTCTTGGGAACAGGGGGAAAGAAGTTGTCGTGGTCGAGCCCAGTGCTCACAATCGTCGGTGATGGGCCGTATGGCGGTCCGAACGAGGCAAGCACGCGGCGATTGTGGTATTGGCGTTGCTCCTGGAAGAATGGCACATGTGCGATGTCCCAGTCAACATCGACCGCGACCATGAACTTATCGTTTATGGAATCCCAGGTCCAACCCTGATCCTCGATGCCGCGAT